GATTGTTTTAAAGGCAAGACGTAAAGGTTATTCTTATAAAGCAGGTTCTATGCTTGCTCGTAATTACTTTTTTGTAAAGAATTCTAAAAACTTTGTATTTGCGTCATCAAAAGAATTTTTAATTGGAGATGGATTATTATCAAAGTCATGGGAGTTCTTATCTTTTATAGATGATCACACTGCTTGGGCACAGCCTAGGCTAAAAGATAGGGAGATGCATAAAATGTCTGGATATAAAAAGAAAGTGAATGGATTAGAGATTGAAATGGGGATGAAGTCTCAAATTATGGGGGTATCTCTAAAAGATAATCCAGATAAAGTAAGGGGGAAGGCAGGTGAGTTAGTATTCTTTGAAGAAGCTGGTTCATTTCCTGGACTCCTTAAAGCTTGGGAGGTAACTATGCCAACAATGAGGCAAGGTAGTAAAACATTAGGGATGATGGTTGCTTTTGGTACAGGTGGTACAGAAGGAGCAGATTTTGCTGCAATGGAAGAAATATTTTATAATCCTGCAGCATATGATTGTATGGATTATGAAAATACTTGGGATGAAGGTGCTATGGGGACAACTTGTGGGTATTTTATCCCAATACAAACTAATTTAGATGGATTTATAGATGAGCAAGGTAATTCTTTAAATGATGTTGCTGTAGAGTATGAGTTAGAAATGAGGGAAAAGAAAAAAGGTGCTGCAGACGCTAAATCGTTAGACCAATATATAGCAGAGCATCCTTTTTCACCTCAAGAAGCTACATTACAAATTACTTCTAATTTATTTGATATAGCATCATTACAAGAACAATATAATAATGTAAAAGCTAGAAATTTACAAAGTATAGGTACAGTAGGTAAACTATATCATAATTCTAAGGGTGAAATTAAGTTTAATATTGATGGAGATTTAAAACAGATTATTAAATACCCACACAGAAAAGATGATGATAAAACAGGGGCAGTAGTTATATATGAAGCTCCTTATAAAAATGAAAAACAACAAGTTCCTTTAAATTTATATGTAATTTGTCATGATCCATATGGACAGAATCAATCAGCAGACTCTACATCTTTAGGAGCAGCGTATGTTTTAAAAAGACCTAATAATTTATCACAACCTGATGATATTATTGTAGCTTCGTACGTAGGTAGACCTAAAACACAAGATGACTATAATAGAAGTTTATTTTTATTAGCAGATTACTATGGTTGTAAAATAGGATTTGAAAATGATAGGGGTGAAGTTATAGCGTATGCTAAACGATACAGAAAGTTACATAAATTACAAGAAGAGTTTGAAATGTTAGATAAAAAAGAACTTAGGAGTAAAACAGTAAAACGTCAGTATGGGATGCATATGACTCAGGCTAGAAAACGTCAAGGTGAGATATATATAAGAGATTGGTTAAATACTGTAAGAAGTACTGATGAATCTGGAAAACAATTACTAAATTTGCATAAAATTTATGATCCAGCTTTATTAACAGAGTTAATAAAATTTAATCATCATGGTAATTTTGACCGTGTAATGGCATTTATGATTGGAATGTATCATACTAGAGAATTATACAATGCAGAGGTTAAAGATGTACTAGAAGATAGAGCTACAGATAAGTGGTTTGATCAAAATTATTATTAATATGGAAAAAGATAAAAAAAAATTACCTTATAACCCTCTACCAGAATACTTAGAGATAGGTCCGTCAGAAATTCATGGAGCAGGGATTCTAGCCAAAGAAGATATTCCGGGAGAGGTTGTTATGGGTATAAGTCATGTATATGATCCTAATTTTCAACACAATTATATTAGAACTCCATTAGGGGGATTTATTAATCATTCTAAAGACGCTAATTGTGAATTAATAGAAGAAGATGGAGATTATCATTATAAAAAATTAAAAACTATAAAAAAGATTAAAGAAGGGGAAGAATTAACTCTTGAATATAGTTTATATGATATATGTAATTATTTATAGTGGTATATTTATAAACATGAAGGTAATATTTACCTATGAGGTAAAAACGAAGGTAAATTTAATTAAATTTGTAAATTATGGGATATGATAAAATACCGAGACAAAAACTCTCGATTGCTAAAAAAAATAAAAAGTGGGGGGAACAATGTGTTGAAGCGTTTATAGATTTATCTAATTCAGGCTCAAGTCACTCACACAAAAAGAACGAACTTAAGATATTGTATGATTACTATAACGGTGTAATTGACGAGTCTGATTATAATTATGTATTAAAGCCTTACGGCAAAGCTCGTAAGAACTTTCCCTCAGAAATGCGTAATTATCCTATTATCAAACCCATAATCGATCTTCTTTTAGGAGAAAAATCTAAAAGACCTCTCAATTACACTGTTACAGTACAAAATTCAGATACTACTTCTATGAAAGAAGCGTCAAAGTCTGAACTTATATTTAAAAATTTGCAAATGCATTTTTTACAAGCTCTTCAACAGCAAGGAGAAGAGGCAGGTATAGATCCTAACGAAGAAATTGAATTACCAGAGCATATAGCAAAAATGTTTGAAGATAGTTATGTAGATAATAGAGCTATGTTAGGGCAAAAATCTATGAACTACATATTACAAGAGCAAGAAGTTTATGATAAAATACAAAAAGCTTGGTTTCATTATTTAATTACTGGGGAATGTTATACTCAACGAGGAGTTAAGCATAACGAACCTTATTACTCTATATTAAACCCTTTAGATGTAGATTACGATCTTGATCCGGATTTAGAGTTTGTAGAAGATGGGGATTGGGCTTTAGTTAGAAAATATGTACATGCTTCTAGTGTAATTGATGCATACTATGATAGTTTAACAGAACAACAAGTATTAGAACTAGAAGAACCTAGACATTCTGAAAGTGATATTTCTTTTTTATATGCTAACTCTTCTAACAAAGATGCTAATGCATTTAGAAATAGATTAGTTGAAGTTGTTAATGTATATTGGAAGTCTAGAAAAAGAATAGGATTTTTAACTTACTTAGACCCTCAAACGGGAACTATGGAAGAAATAGAAGTTGAAGATGGATTTAAAATGCCTATAGAAATGAAAGAGCTTGGGGCAAAATTAGATTGGAAATGGGTAAATGAAGTTTGGGAGGGAACTAGAATTGATGGGAGATTTTTTATTAATATTAACCCAATAGCTAATCAACGTTTGTCTTTAGATAATCCATCTAAATGTAAACTCCCTATTAATGGGAGACGTTATTCAGATATAAACTCTTCTAACATATCTTTAGTTAAACTTGGGATACCTTACCAATTAAATTATAATATATATAAATATAGGTTAGAATTAGCAATAGCTAGATCAAAAGATATAATTGCTCAGTTTGATATTAATATGATCCCTAAAAAATGGGATATGGATAAATTTATGTATTATGTTGAAGGTACAGGAATTGCTTGGGTAGATTATAATAAAGAAGGGATACAATTAAATCCTCAGCACCAATCTGTATTAGATATGTCTATTAAAACAATTGGGCAATACATACAATTACTAGAATCTATATTAGTAGAATGGGAAAAAATATCTGGAGTAAGTAGACAAAGACAAGGTGAGATTGGAGCTTATGAAGGTAAAGCTTCTTCACAGCAAGCTATATTACAATCATCACATATTACAGAAGACTTATTTAGAAAATTTGAAAGAATGGAGCAAAGAGATTTCCAAGCTTTATTAGATTATTCTAAAGAAGCATGGCTAGGAGGTAAAACAGGTATGTATGTTATGCCTGATGGTACTACAGATTTTTTAGATATAGATAGTATGCAGCATATGGAATCTAATTATGGGATATTTGTTTCTGATGCAGGTAAAGATCAAGAAAAACTACAAAACATTAAAGGTTTAACACAAGCTATGATGCAAAATGGAGCTAAACCAGGATCTATAGCTGAGATGTTAGACTCAGATAGTTTTACACAAATTAAATCAAATTTAAAAGCTGCAGATAAAGCTCAAGAAGAATTAGATCAAGCTCAACAACAAGCTGAGCAAGAAATGCAACAACAACAAATGGAAGCAGCTCAAATGCAAAATGAAGCTATGTCTTTAGAAAATGAAAAAGATAGGCAAAAAGATATTGAGATAGCTTTAATTAATGCTGAGTCTAAAAAAGATCTTGAAGGACATAATCTTAATCTTGAAAAAATGGTTAGAGATTTTGAAATTAAAGAAAGAGAACTTGAGTTAAGGGAAAAAGAATTAGCAGAAAAAACTAGAGGAGGAGAATCTATGGAAAATATTTCTAGAGATTCAAATCAAGTTAAAAGAGAAGACAGTCAAGTTAAAAAAGAAATAGCTGATAAGAATGCCAACAAACGAAACTAGGCGAGAATTATTAAATAGAGCTAAGGCTGCTGGGTACCCTGGGAGTATAACTGAAGTTTTTCAAGCTGCAGATCAAGGGATAGATTTGATTGAGCAACATGGATTACAACAACAAGAGCAACAAATGCAAGTTGCCCAAACTCCACAAGAGCAAGAAGTAGGTC